CGTGGGTTATGCCTTTATATGAACCCAACGCCGGGGAATTTCCCGCCGGAGGTGGCGCATAACGCCGGAGCATAACGAATTGTTAAACCGAGGGGACGGGGTGGTTATCCCCGCCCCCTTATTTATTGCAATCTTAATTCCTAATATGGGAACAACGTGTTATATTTGCAATATGGAAAAATGGAAAGAAATTAAAGGTTATGAAAGTTTGTACCAAATCAGTAGCAGCGGAAGAGTTAAAAGCTTATATCGTGTAGATAGATTAGGTAGAGTTTATAACGAACGTATATTAGCACCTGAAATTACAAAAAAAGGTTATTTACGTGTTTCATTAGGAAATAGGAAAGATGGATTTAAAAAAATAATGGTTCATAGATTAGTTGCTGCGGCTTTTATTCCGAACCCGGACAATTTGCCGCAAGTCAATCACAAGGACGAAAACAAATCGAACAATCACGTTAATAATTTGGAATGGTGTGATAACACATATAATCACAATTTTGGCACACGTAATTATAGAGCTAATAAACATAAAAATAAACGAATTGCTCAATTTGATATATTTGGTAATAAAATTGCAGAATATGATAGTATAAAAATTGCAGCAAGTAAAATTGGTGTTAATGTCAGCCAGTTATCAAGGCACTTAAATAATAAACCAACCAAAAACATAAGAGGTAAATTTTATTATTCTCATAGTGTTGGAGGTTATAAATGGGCGTTTTTATGATAAGAATAAATGAAATATGCGAAGCGTTAAAAAATGTGTGCGGGTGGGAGCAATCATACGACCCGGCAAAGGCGATAGACGACAATTTAACGCAGACGGAAAGCGGTTTGACGTTTCAAGGTGCGCACCCCCTTGTTACTTTGGATAATGTCCGGGCAATCGTCCCGGATGATTTCGTTTTTCAATATCCGGATTGGAATATGATAAGGGAATACAAAGCCGGGGCAAAGGTTCGCCACAACAACAAAGTTTGGATTGCGACACGGGACAACCAAAATGAGGAACCGACCGAAAGCGATTTTAACGACGATTACGGCAACCCCTATTGGCAACCGTACAATTTCATTTCCGATTATTTGGAGCGGTTGACACGTAACGGTATTGCGCAAATGGTACAAACATTCACGCAGATAAAGGGATTGGATAAGGAAACAAAGAACCTGTTGGAGCGGCGCACGTTCTTTGACGGTGCGGGACGTATCCGGGCGACGTTGCCGAATAATCATAAATTAGTCGGGTTTGAAATTGTACCGGTTCGTTCTATGGGCGTAACAATGAAAATCGAGCAAATCGGGTTGCAAATGACGGGCGCAACCGGGGTTGTTCGCATGTATCTTTTCCATTCGTCCCAAATTGACCCGATAAAGACGTTTGATTTGAATTTTACGCAGACAAACGGCGGTTTTCAATGGTTCCCGTTGAAAGATTGTTATTTGCCGTATATCAGTACCGGAAACAACGCCGGGGGGTCGTGGTTCCTTTGTTACAACCAAAACGATTTGCCCGCCGGGATGCAGGCAATTAACATGACAAAGGATTGGAGCCGGGAGCCGTGCGGGACGTGTACGGGTTACGTTGATTTGGAGCGTTGGCGGGAAATAACCAAGTATTTACAGGTATCCCCGTTTATGATGAACGCCCCGGAAACATTCGACGAATACCCGGAGTTGTGGGATATTGCGTTGACGATGTACACCAATACGCAGAATTACGGGTTGAATTGCGAAATAACCGTTGGTTGCGACCTAACGGATTTTATCATTAAGGAAAGGCAGATTTTCCAAACGGTTATCCAACGACAGGTCGCCGCAATCATGTTGCGCACGTTGGCAATGAACCCCGATGTTAAGGTAAACCGGAACCAAGTAAACGCAAGCCGGATGGAAATTCTTTACGAGTTGGACGGCAACGTTGAGGGTCGCCCCGGCGGTTTGGGTTATGATCTTAAAAAAGCATACGAGGCGTTGCGGTTGGATACGCAGGGTATCGACCGTATTTGCCTTACTTGTAATAACCACGGCGTAAAATACCGGACAACGTAAGATTATGGCGGGGTTAAAGTCAATACAGGATTTACGCAACCGGGTTGCCACGTTCAACAACGGGTTATCGTCCGGCGCATACATTCAACAAATCATTTGGGACAATGACGCCTATATTGTTGATATGAACGCCGAGGAACAATTGTTTGAACAGGGTATTAACCGTTTGGGCGTGGAAATTATGGATTACGCCCCGTATTCGCCGTTGACGATAGCCATAAAGGAGGAAAAGGGACAACCGACAAACCGGGTAACGTTACGGGATACCGGGGATTTTGAAGCGTCGTTTTTTTTGGAAGTCGGCGACAAACAATTTGAAATAAAGGCGTCGGATTTCAAAACGGAGGACTTAATAAAAAAGTACGGGCGGCAGATATTGGGATTGACGAACGAAAATATTGCGGCGTTGATTTGGCAATACATATTCCCGGACTTAATGAAGAAAGCAAAAAACGTATTATATGGCAACGAATAAGAGAACAACCCCTATAATTCCCAACCCGGTTTTAATCGACCGGGTTTTGGGGAACATACAAACCGGGTTAATGGATAACGTCGATTGGTTGGACGTCGCATTTGGGCGGGCGCAACGTATCGCCAAAGTGATACAGGGCAAACGCTATTATACCCCGAACGTATATGCGGGCGGGACGGAATGGAGAGGCAACAACGATTATATCGACGTTTCCCCGGATGCCAATATTGGCAATTTTTCGTTCTTTTGGATAGACGACCCGCAAACGGTCGGTTGGGTTCCCAAAGAGCAAAGCGAGATTAAAGCCCCGTTTTCCCTTATTGTTTGGTTCGATTTGCGCAAGGTTTACCCCGGTCAACTCAACAACCGGAATACCGAGGCATTGAAGAACGAAATATTGACCGTCCTAAATGGCGGTTTTTGGCTGAAAGACGGGACGATTATAATAAATAGGATTTATGAGTTGGCGGAAAACGTGTACCGTGGGTTTACGTTGGACGAAATAGATAATCAATTTTTAATGCACCCGTTCGGCGGTTTTCGCTTTGAGGGTGTATTGTCAGTTAATCAACCTTGTAACATTTAACGATATGGTAACTTTCATTATTTGGGTTTTGGTCGTGGCAACCGTGGCGGCGTTCCTGTTGACCCTGTTAAAAAAGTGGGGCGTTATTGAGTACGTCCAAGTTCACGGCAACGACTTTTTTGTTAAGATGTTCAATTGCGGCTTTTGCTTATCATGGTGGGCGGGGGTCGTTTTGTCCGTCTTGTTTGCTATATGCACCGGGAACCCGGCATTGTTATTGGTTCCTTTTTGTTCAACAGTCATAACCCGCATACTCTTATGAAAACGACAAAGATAGGGGAACGGGCGGTTGTGTTGTACGATAGTATCGACGAATTGCCAATTTTGCGATTTCACGCATATAACAAAATGTTGCTTATCGACGCCGGGGTTGGGTCGGATTTGAACGATTGGGATGCGCATATTGAAAAGGCAATCCGGTTTATCCGAAAGGAAAAGCCGGATTTAGCGGAAAAGGAATTGGATAATTTGCGGCAAAACGTTTATTTCGTCCAATCCGCCATATCGCCAAAGTATTTGGCGTTTGCCTGTTTGGTTAAGTCCGTGGACGGAACCGAATACAACGATATGACGGCGGACGGTTTGCAAAAGGTATTGGATTTATTCGCCGATGCGCCGAACGCCGAGTTGACCGCCCAATTGGAAGCGGTCAAAAAAAAAATAGATGAAGAATTGCAATTGTATTTTCCCAAACTATTCGACGACGCCACGATTAAAGAGTATTACGACCAATTGAAGCAACGCACGATGTTAATGTTGGAGGCAATAATACAGGGGGACGAAAGCGACAAACGGGCGGAAATAGACCATATTACGACGTTGTTGTTGACTTATACAAAACCCAAATCGTTTAGCGGGTCGGATAGCGTGGAAATACAATACGACAAGCAGTTTGAAAGTATGTGTTTGATGTTGTCCCAACATTTGCACGTAAACCCAAAATCGTTTACCGTTTTGGAATATTACAACGCATTTGAATACATTAAGGAGCAAGCGAAAAAAGCAAGCAGGAAAAGCCAAAATAAGTAGATTTAAGGCGTTTTGTTTTTCAGACGATAAATTATACATTTGAGAAAAGAAAATTGATTGTAGGGCAAATTTCCCGCAAATAACAAAATAAATAGTCGGATATATGGCAGATAACAACAACCCAATTAAATATTCGGATTTGGTAAGCCCCGATAATTCGATTACGGATTTGATAAAGCAATTGGATGAACTTTCAGACACATATACAAATGCGTTGAAAAATATTAGGGCGGAAGCAATTCAGTTGGCGGCGGTTCTGCAAAAAGTTTCCGGGGCAACCGAGGACGGCAGGAACACAACCAAGAAAGCCGCAGACGATGCGGAACGTTTGGCACGTGCGCAACGTGATTTGGGGTTTGCGGAAAGTGAAAACGCAAAGAAGTTGGCGGAGTTGAAATTGGCACAGCAGGAAGCCAACCAAATAAACAAATTGATTGTAAAAATCAATCAGTCAGCCGAGGGCAGTTATAACAAGTTGTCGGCGCAATATTCGTTAAATAAAATCTATCTGAACAACATGACGAAAGCCGAGCGAGAAAATACCGAGGAGGGGCGCAAGTTGGTTGAACAGACACGGGAAATATACGAAGAAATGAAGCGTTTGCAGGAGGCAACCGGGAAATATCAATTGAACGTTGGTAATTATACGGAGGCGTCCGACGCAATAATTGCTTATGGCGACAAATTAAAAGAAACGTTGGGGCTTAACAATTCATTTGGCGATAGCCTTTTGGCGTTAGGTCGTGGAGGCGCAGAAAGCAAAGAAGTATTTACAGCAATAGGCGATGGCGCAAAGGCGTTGGGGAAAACTTTGTTGGGTTTACTTTCAAATCCCGTATTTTTGGCAATTGCCGGGATTGCGGCGGCTGGTGCGGCGTTCAAATGGTGGTACGATTACAACGCCGGATTAGTTGAGGCAACAAGGTTGACGCAACAATTTACCGGGAAAAGCGGCGATGATTTGAAAGCGTTTAGAAACGAGGTGCAAGCCGTCGCAGATTCGTTCGGCGCAGATTTTCGGGAAACATTGATTGCAACAAACGCATTATCACAACAATTTGGTATTTCTGCAAATGAGGCATTGCAGTTGGTTAAGGATGGTTTTTTGTCCGGAGCCGATGCGAACGGGGAATTTTTAGACACGTTGAAAGAATACCCGGCATATTTTAAGGAAGCGGGAATATCGGCAGACCAATTTGTTGCCATTGTAGCCCAAACAAACAAAATGGGTATCTTTTCGGACAAAGGCGTTGACGCAATTAAGGAGGCAAATTTGCGTTTGCGTGAAATGACGACGGCGACGGCGGCGGCTTTGGACGGTATCGGTATTTCGTCGGAACAAGTTCAAAAAGATTTGCAGACCGGAACCAAAACAACGTTCGATGTTATACAAGACGTTTCCGCAAAATTGGCAGAATTGCCGGATAATGCGGCAACGGTCGGGGCTGCAATTGCAGATATATTCGGGGGTCCCGGAGAGGACGCCGGATTGCAGTATTTGCGCACGTTGAAAGATATTTCAACAAACATGGATGAAGTAAAAGGGAAAGCCGGAGTTTTGGCGCAATTGCAGGAGGAACAATTGCAAAGCCAAATTGAGTTGCAAAACGCATTATCCGGGTTGTTTGACGCAACCGGAGGAAATTTTGAAACGTTGACAACGCAGGCAAAAGTTTTTGTTAACCAAGGATTGACGGCGATAATAAAAGGGGTTATTGATGTTGTCAATTACTTGATTGAGTTATACAATGAAAGTGTTTTGATACGTGCAATTTGGAATGGGATTGTTGCCGGATTCAAAACAACATTTGATACGTTGGGAAATTTGTTTGGATTCTTTATTGATATAGTCAAAGCAACCGGAACCGCATTAAAGGGGGCGTTTACGTTAGATTTTGACGACGTAAAAAAAGGATTGGCAGATTATGCGGCAGCGTACGGAAATTTGGTTAAAGCCCAAGTTAAAGACATAACAGAAAATTTCCAAGAGGGTTTGGAGGGTATGCAAAAGAAAATAAAACCGTTAACAATCCCGGTTTCTGTTGGAGATACCCCGACGCCACAAACAGACAATAAGCCCGTAACGACACAGAACCCAACCGTAACGCCAAGGGGTAAAAGCGATGCGGAAAAGGCGGCAGAACAACAAGCAAAGCAAATTGAAGCGGCTTATAAAAAGAATTTGGAGGCAACCCGGAAATTGCAGGATGCACAATTGCAGTTGGAAACCGACGAATGGGCAAAGCGTAGGCAGCAAACGCAATATCAGTATTCCCGACAGATTGAGGATTTGCAACACCAATTACAGACCGAAAAGGATTTGAACGAAACCGGACGGCAGGCGATAAACGCAACAATTACGGCGTTAGAACAACAGCAGACAGAGGCGTTGTTGAAAATAGAGCAAGAACGGCAGTTGCAAGAATTGGCATTGCAGAAAGAAAGCATTGAATTACGTTTGCAAGCGGTTAAGCAGGGAAGCGAGCAGGAACGACAATTGCGTATGCAGTTGTTAGAGAATGAAAGACAAACAGCATTGTTGCAGAATGAGCAAAAGCCGACCGGACAACAGCAGGACGCCGGGGTAATTAATGCCGGATTTGACGTTAAGGGAAGCGCAATTGCCGACGAATATTTGCAAACGCAATTAATGATGTTTGACCAACAACAAGCGTTGGCGCAATCTGAATTTGATTTATTAAGAAATTCAGAAGCCCGGAAAACCCAATTCCGTTTGCAGGCAGAAAAGGAACGTTTGCAAAAGGTATTAGAATTGAACGAGCAAGCAGCCAATAAATTGTCAGATGTTGAAGTACAAACAATTCAAAACACAATAAAAAAGATTGACCAAGAAATTGAGCAGTCAAAAGGAGAGGAACGAGGAACAGACATTTACGGTTTGTTTGGGCTTAATTTGGACGACGACCAAAAGGAGGCAATAAGTACGTCCGTATCCTTTGCAATGGAGCAATTACAGGTATTTTTAGATGCGAAATTGCAAGCCGCCGAAGCCGCCGTAAATGCCGCCGACAAAGAGGTTGAAAGCGCACAACGCACGTTGGACGCCGAAAGGGAAGCACGGGCGAACGGTTATGCCTCAAACGTGGTTATGGCACAAAAGGAGTTGGATTTGGCAAAGCGGAACCAAGAAAAGGCGTTGAAAGAACAACAGAAAGCGCAAAAGGCACAACAGGCAATACAGACAATCCAACAAATCGGAAACCTTGTAACGGCGTCCGCTTTGATTTGGTCGCAATTGGGGTTCCCGTTCGCAATCCCGGCAATCGCTGTTATGTGGGCTTCATTTGCCGCCGCCAAAATTAAAGCCGCACAAATGAGTAAAGCCGCCGAGGGTTCGGAAAGTTACGGGGACGGTACGGTTGAATTGTTGGCGGGCGGTTCCCACCAATCCGGGGACGACGTGGATTTAGGAACCAAACCGGATGGAACCCGGAGGCGTGCCGAGGGCGGGGAATTTTTCGCCGTTATCAATAAACGTAATTCCCGCCGTTTCCGTCGTTTAATCCCGGACGTAATAAATAGTTTGAACCGGGGAACATTCCCCCAAAAGTACCTTAATGCCTACAATACCGACGGCATTAATGTAACGGTTCAACAAAATAACGCACCGGATTTGCGGGATTTAAAAGACGATGTAAGGGAGATTAAGGAACAAAACCGCCGCCGTCGTTACGTCGATGGCAACGGCAATGTTATTGAGGTTTACAAGAATTTGACACGTAAAATTAAAAATTGATATGAACCCGATTTATAGACATTCATTTGTAAATGCGTTTTTAGCGAACGGGGCGATAAGTCACATAACCGGGAACATAAACGGGAATAGTACAAAGTTCTATTATACCCGTACTTTTGTCCCGGTTGGGAATGTGTACCCCCGCAAATTGTTTCAGAATTTCACCACGCAATCCGGGGGCGCATTTTACGATAGCAATAAAAAGATTATCGGCGGTTGGGGGAGCGATCCGTACGCCACAAATACGGAATTTGACATACCAAGCAATGCCGCATATATCCGGTTTAATGTAATCAAAGCGCAATACGCCAACGGGACGGCATGGTTGAGATTGGGAACGTTGGACGCCCCGAACGTCTTACAAGGTCAAACCGTGTATCCGATTTATAAGGACGATTTGGCAAAGGAGTACGAATTAGAAACCAACCAACGGTTTTATCGTGCCAAATTATCCGGCAAAATTACCTTTGTCCGGGACGATTACGATTATATAAACCGCCAATCGTTCGACAATGAGTTTTTGTATTGCATTGAAAAGAGCGACGACGGCGGGCGTACATGGTTCCAATACTTTCAAGGCAAGTTTATGAAAACCGATTGCACGTTTACCGATTACGATAAAAAGGTTGTTGTACAACCGGACGCAATCGACGATTATAACGACGTGTTGGCGGGGTTGGAAAAGGAGTATAATTTAATAACGTTAGCCCCGACAATTCAACGGATAACGATAAACAAGCGTCCATTAATTCAAATATATGTGCCGGGGGATAGCGTTGTTTCTTGTTTTTTGGGCGGTACGAATTGGGAACAAGACGCAAACGCCACGATCGACCAAAACGCATTAGTACAAACCTATCATTTTGCTTTGTGCAATATATTGAAAGAAATACAAATTACGTCCAACGGTTCCCCGGCGGTAATATCCGGACTTTATACGGGACGAATGGCGACGGGTTCAAGTGCGGACACATTCGAGGGGAAATTATACCCGGAATTAAACGTTAATTATTATATCTATATTTCACAACAACGAATAAACGGCGGTTTACCGTTTGGAATTGCATTAGTTGAGATACGCCGACAATCGGACGACGTGGCAATGTTTCGTTATTCAAAAGCCACAACGTCCCCGTTTGATACGTTGGAGTTTGATTTAACCGCCGTTGAGGGTTCCGGGGCAACCAGGACAATGCACGCCGATATGAAAAGTTACAATATATATGCCCGGTATTTGTGCGATGTGGAGAAAATCGACGACCTTAATACATATCCATTGCCCGCCGATGATATAGTTGATAATAACCGTAATTATAGGCGTGCGATTGGTTACGCAATCGACGTGGCGTTTATTTCAAACAACTTTTCAGATACCCCGACCGAGTGGGGATTAGCGGACGACGGAAAGTATTTTGCGCCCCCTTATTCCATATACGGACAAACGTTTTATCCAATCGCCCGGTCAACGTGGCGTTATGCGTCGTTGTGGTTTGGGTTTTATTTGATGGATTGGTTATTAGAGGAAAAAGCAAGGAAAGAATATACTTTGCGGGATGCGTTCCCGGTTGCGTCGTGTATATCTGTTTTGCTCAATCATATTGCGCCGGGTATTACCCACGCAGCCACGGCGGAATATAGCCAATTTTTATACGGTTCATATAATCCAATATCCGGGTTGAATTTCCGTTTGCTTGTATCGCAGAAAACAAACATTATAAACGGCGAATATCAGCAACCCGCACAAAAAGCCCCGACGACCTTACAACAATTTACCAATATGTTACGGGATTGTTTCAAATGCTATTGGTTTATTGAGGACGGCAAATTTAAAATTGAGCATATCCAATATTTCCGCAATGGCGGTTCCTATTCCGGCGGGGTTGTGTTAAGCCACGATTTGACAAAGGAATTGAATTTGCGAAACGGGAAACCGTGGGCGTTCAACACGTCGGAATATTCGTTTGATAAGGTCGATTTGCCGGAACGTTACCAATTTAAGTGGATGGACGACGTTACGGCGGCGTTTGAGGGTTTGCCGATACAGGTAATTAGCAAGTATGTAACGCCCGGAAAGGTTGAGGACGTAAACGTATCTAATTTCACGTCGGATATTGATTTGATGTTGTTAAACCCCGGCAACATGAGTTCGGACGGGTTCGCCTTGTTTGCCGCCGTTCCGCCAACGTCCGGGTCGCAATGGATATTACCGTTTACACGTCAAACCGTCAACGGGGTTGAATACTTTTTGCAAAACGGATATTTGGCGTTTATTAATCTGCAATCTCAGTATTGGTTATATGATTTACCCGCCCGTCGTGTATCAATAAACGGTTCCGAGGTTTACGCCCGTGGCATTGAGAGAAAGAAGAAACAAACGTTTAGTTTCCCGGCAAACGATGACCCAAACCCGATGCAGCTAATAAAAACATATTTGGGTAACGGTCAAGTTGATAAATTAAGCGTAAATTTGTGCAGTCGTTCTATTAAAACAACTTTGAAGTATGACACCGAATAATAATTTGTCTGTATTGCCGTTTTATGAAAGTCCGCAATATCAAGACTATAAAAAATCGTATGCGTATGGCGACGTTTACCCGTTGTTCACGCCTATAAACAAGTTATTGCCGTTTCAAATCATACGTCCGACCCGTTCAAATAACATTGTATCGGTTCGGTTGTACGATTATAAATTTACCCGCATATTGGCAGACATAACAACGCCGATGTTGGAAACCGGATTGCAAATTGTCCGGTTCCAAAATTACGGGTATGATGTTATTGTTTATTTCGGATTGTTGCCGATGGCTTTAGATTTCCCAGAGGGGCGTTATATGATTGAGATATATGATGGCGTACAATGGTATTATTCCGATGTGTTTACATGGATTTCCGGCGGAATGGACGGTTATTTGTGTGTTGAATGGAGTGACGCCGCCAATATGGAAGTTGACGGCGGACAAATCGTTTATGAGGGCATACAATTCAAAAACCGGGTTTACGTATGTTCGGAGTTGGGAAAGCCGGAATACAAGTTTGAGGAAGAGGGCGAAGAACGGGACGGGTATTTTTTCCCGGAAAAACAAATATCGGAAAAAACGTTTCGGTTTATCTTTTTAGCCCCCGAATACCTTTGCGACGTAATGCGATTAATCCGAATGAGTGATTTTGTTACGGTATATAGTCAAGGTAGGAAATACGATTGCGACACGTTTTTGATTACTCCTAAATGGCAAACGCAGGGCAATTTAGCATCAGTTGAATGCGAATTTGAATGCGCAACCGTTGTTAAAAAAATCGGACGTGGCTATATAATAAAAAACAAAGGAGATTTTAACGGAGATTTTAATAATGATTTTAACAACAATTAAATTAATTAGATTATGGGAAATTATGACGAACTTAAACAAGCGGTTTCCGATGTTATAAAAACAAACGGGAACCAAGAAATTACTGGGCAAGTTCTACAAAACACGTTGCTTTCAATTATTAACATAGTTGGAGCTAATGCAACATTTGTAGGAATTGCAACACCTACAACAATACCGGGAACGCCAGACCAAAATATTTTTTATTTAGCTACAATTGAGGGGAGATATATTAATTTTGACAATATTATATTACCAAATGGCATAT